CGGGTTGGAAAACTTAGGTGAGAAGCTCCTAAAGACTGAGAATTTTGAGCTGGCATTAGATGAGATTATTTGGCTGATTACACTGCTAGCAAACCAGGCTATTCTAATAAACAACCTAAAAGATAAGGATAATCCAAAAGAACTTATCACCGAAGAAGAGGTTGAACTTCTAACGTCGCCATTGGAGCTTGCGGATTATAAAACAGCAATTACCGAGGCGATGTTCAAAGGGACAGCCCGTGATATTGTTTCAGAGGATGATCCAAAAAACGCACAGGCCGAGTAAGTGAGAAAGAACTCTTTACTCGGCTTTTATATTACGGAACGGTTCATCTTAACCGCACAGAAGAAGAAACATGGCTTATGCCCTTTGGTCTTCTTATGGATTTGTGGGAATGCCACAGGCAGTTTCTCGGGCTTTCTAAACCAAAGCAAGAGATGTCCATCGATGATGTGATTCCCTTTGGAATTTAAGTTATTAGAAAGGGGGTGTAATAAATGGCAGACAATTTCGGATTAAAAATCGGCATTGAAGGTGAAAAGGAATTTAAGAATGCACTTCGAGACATCAACCAATCGTTCAAAGTGCTGGGTTCGGAAATGAAATTGGTTTCAAGCGCATTCGACAAGCAGGACAAATCCATAGCAGCCACCGCTGCTCGGAACGAAGTTCTAAGCAAATCCATTGATGCACAAAAAGATAAAATATCTACTCTTGAGGCTGCCCTTAAAAATGCCTCCGATAGCTTCGGAGAAAATGATCGTCGCACACAAAACTGGCAAATTGCTCTTAATAATGCCAATTCCGAACTAAACAACATGGAGCGCAGAAGAAGCTGACAATCTTAGCAGAGGACTGGAAGATGCGGGCGACAGCGCTGAAAAATCCGTTACTAAATTTGAAAAACTTGGCGCAATATTAAAAGGCATCGGTGTAGCTATCGGTGCGTCAGTAGTCGCCGCCGGAGCCGCAGCGTTTAAGCTTGGCAAGGAAGTCATATCAGCTTACGCAGATTACGAACAGTTGATTGGCGGTGTGGATACCCTGTTTGACGAAGCATCGCAAACAGTACAAAGATATGCCGAAAATGCCTACAAGACTGCGGGCATGTCCGCTAATGCGTATATGGAAACTGTCACAGGATTTTCAGCAAGCCTTATCCAGTCCCTTGGAGGCGACACTGCCAAGGCAGCTCAGATTGCAGACATGGTTATTACCGATATGTCGGATAACGCCAACAAAATGGGCACAGACATTTCCTCCATTCAAAATGCCTATCAGGGTTTTGCCAAGCAAAACTACACAATGCTTGACAATCTTAAGCTTGGCTATGGAGGAACAAAATCTGAAATGGAGCGGCTCTTGGCTGATGCTGAAAAAATCTCAGGCATTAAGTATGACCTTTCTTCCTTTTCGGATTTGACGGCAGCCATCCACGTCATCCAAACAGAGATGGGGATAACGGGAACAACTGCTCTGGAAGCCACAGAAACAATAAGCGGGTCTATTTCAGGTATGAAGTCGGCCATTGGAAACTTGACAGCCGGTCTTGGCAATGCCAATGCCAATATAGGAGTTTTGATTGGCAATGTGGTTGAATCATTTCAGAATGTAGTGAAAAACATTGTGCCGGTAATTGAGAATATTGTAAAAGCACTGCCTCCTGCGCTTGATGGAGTACTCAAGGCAATCGGTGATTTGCTTCCAACCCTGCTTTCTATGGTCACAGAACTATTCTCACAGGTGCTTGCAACGCTTTTGACACTTCTGCCGTCACTTATTCCCGCGGCTGTTAGTGCGGTAATGACGATCACAACAGCAATTATCGATAGCCTCCCACTTTTAATGAGTGCGGCAGTGGAGCTTGTAACAGCGCTTGTGCTTGGCATAGGCTCGGCATTGCCAGAACTTGTCCCGGCCGCAGTAAGCGCCGTTACTACTGTGGTGCATGGCCTTTTAGACAATCTTCCCATGCTCCTTGATGCGGCCTTGCAGCTTATTCTCGGCTTGACCCGGGGAATGCTTGATGCTTTACCGCAATTGATAGCAGCAATGCCCGCTATTATCACGGAGATTGTGGATTTTATCATCGGGTCGATTCCTCAAATTATTGAAGCAGGGATTCTTTTATTTGTGGCACTCGTTCAGAACCTGCCGGCAATTATCGTTGAAATTGTAAAAGCTGTCCCGCAAATTATTTCTGCGCTGGTTGGCGGGTTCATGGATTCTATCGGACAAATAGTGCAAGTTGGAACAAACCTTATACAGGGCTTATGGCAGGGAATATCCGATGCAGGCGCATGGCTTTGGGAAAAAATCAGCGGCTTCTTTGGCGGTGTGGTGGATAAAATCAAAGGATTCTTTGGTATTCACTCCCCTTCCACTCTTTTCGCAGGTCTTGGAGCCAATATGGCGCAAGGGCTTGGGGATGGTTTTGGAGATGAAATGGGCGGCGTTGGTGATGACATGCTGACAGCCACTAAAACAGCGGGCGATGCAGCAGGTCTCGCAGCGATAGATGCAGTAAAAGACGGCATCTTAGACCATTTATCACTTTTAACGGGGTCGGTTATGCGCCTTGTAACGCATATAGGCGAAACGATTAGCCAAAACAGCGCAGTGCTTAAAAGTTCCGGCTTTGATATTGTCAGATCCCTTGCTTCCGGTATTGAAGAATCGCAGGAGGGCACAATCTTAGAAAAAATACGGATTCTGATTCAGAGAATAAAAGAAACGTTTGATAGCTTTAAGCAAGGCTTTATAAATATTGGACAAATGATCATGGAGGGAATCGGCTCGGGAATCACAAGCCGCAGCAGATGGCTCAATAATTTGGTAAGTAGTTACATCTTGGAAATGAAAAGGCGTGTAGAGGCCATGCTTCAGATAAACTCTCCATCACGAGTTTTCGCAGAAATTGGCGGATACATGGCTGAGGGTATGGGTGTTGGTTTTGAAAAAGCAATGTCAGGTGTGAAAACCCAGATTGAGCGAAGTATACCTACGGAGCTTGATGTGAAGGGCGGAATGGCAACTGATATGGTAAACGGATTGGTTGGCGGACTTTCTTCGGCACTTGGCGGAGGACTGTCAAAACAAAAAATCACGCTGCAGGTCAATCTGGATGGCAAGACCATCGCTCAGACAATTTTTGACCCGCTTAAAGATGTATCAAAACAAAGGGGTGTTACACTTGGATAGAATAAAAATTTCAAATATGGAGCGTACCTGTACTATTATGATGCCTCGTGTCAAAACCATTGTAGTAGGCGCCAAAGAAGAATCCCGCCGCACTGTAATGGTTTCCGGTAAAATCGTAAAGGATGTGCTTGGGCATCGCGTCACAATAGCTGCCGCATGGGACTGGATACCCGCCGATATAGTAGCTGCACTTTCTTCATTGCTAAGACAGAACAGCTTCCTTTGGGTTGAGTACCCTTCTCCGGAAGGATTTAGTTCAGGCAGCTTTGAAATTGATTATCCGAGCATGAGTGTGTTTTGCTATAAAAACGGCGAGGCGGTTTGGCATGACGTTACGCTTGATATGACCGCGCAGGAGGTGATCTGATGCTTGCAGTTGCGCCTGAATATAACCCGTATGCAGATGTGAGATTTTGCGACATCCTCGTTTCTTTTCGTATGGTGGATGTGGACGCGGCTGCATTGGCGCTGCCCTTTAGCACCGATGAATGTCCTTTATCTCAAATTTGGCAGGCTCATGATCTTGTTGAATATCAAGACTTGAAGTTAGCATCTCTTGAGCAGGGATACTTCAAACTTGACGGTACATTTATATTGCCTAAAGAAGATATGAAAGGCATACAAACAGGCTGGTGGAGCGAGGGTATTTCCGGCGAGGACAAGCGGTTTGATACTCCTCCCGCTCTCGGTTTTTCATGGTATGAAAATCAAACTAGTGTGGGCTTTACCTTATGCTTTGATGATGCGTCAGGTATGTATGCGAGCCTATTTCGAATCAGGGCATATGATCTTGACGGAAATTTGATCCAAGAAAAACTGGTGGATAATAACTCCGTCAGATGCATTGTAGATATGCCGACAGAAAATTACCGCCATGTGCTAATCGAATTTTTAGAAACGAGTGAACCCTGGCGACGTATCCGCATTACCGAGGTCCTGTTTGGCATAGTCCAGTATTTCAACCGTGCAAACACTGCCTCTGCGTCAATAGAATACGAGTTTTCACCAATGTCGGAAAATTTGCCGTCATCCGAACTGTCACTTGTTCTTGACAACAGCGATTCGGCGTGGAATATGGTCAACCCCCGCGGCGTATATGCCTACCTCCAGCAATCTCAGCCCCTTGATGTATGGTTTTATGTCGGCGCTCCCGGAAGTTCAAAGAGTTGGAGCAAGGAAAATGCTGCGTATATGGGTCGATACTATTTCACAACAGCTGCAGCCGAGGATGATTCTATGACAGCGAAGATTACGGCTCATGACTCCATCTACCGTTTGGAAGGTAAAAAATATCGAAACGGTGGAGCTGGCCAATGGACTCTTCTTCAAGCAGTTACTGCAGTGCTTGAATATTGCGGAATGGAGCTTGACTTTGAAATGCCGGATGAAATCGCAAGCCGTCTTGTTGGCAGAAATCTACCCAAAGACTGTACCGGCAGAGAAGCAATCAGGCTACTGTCCCAGGCGGCATGCTGTGCGTGTTACGTAAATCGAAATGGTGTATTAAGATTCTTCGACCCGCTCATAGAACGTCCTTCTGTCGATGCAATAGACTATGACAGAATGTCGGCCATGCCCAAAATAGAGGTTGCAGGCAAAGTAAATCGCGTGGAATTATCCGTTAACGACGAGTATGCAGGAAGCGGCACAGAAACCGTATATACGGCTTCCGATATAGGAACAGACGAGCTGGAACAGACCGCAGCCTTTTCAAACCCTGTTGTTGTATCGGGTGAATTAGTCGCCTCATGGCTTCTTGAAATGCTAAAGAGAAGACTGGCTTACAAAGTAAACGAGCGTGGGAATCCCGCAATGGAGATTTCCGATGTTGCGATTATTTTTGATGCTTACGGAGAAAACAGACCGGCGGTGATTACAAAGCAGCACTTTAACTTCGACGGCGGCCTTAAATGTGAAACTGAAGCATGGGGAGGAGGATTTTAATGGAACCATTGCAATATAAAAGAGAAAGTGCTGTCCCTTTAAATTATGAGGATTTAAATCGCATTGAGAACTGGACTCGTTTCCTTGCAGGAATGCTTTCTGAAAATGGTTATGACATATTCATAAAGACCAAAGTATGGTCTATGCATTCTATCCCTTATCAAAAGGAAATCGACCGGATGCGAAGAAACATCGAGAGGCTTCATTTGGGTTACAGCATGCTTCCGGATTGGCGGCAGATTACTTACACAAACAGCTTAGATTTTGGCCAGGTAAATATTCTTGAATGGGACCTAATGACCATTTATACCTGGCTTTCACGCATGGTGGCAGCTTTTTGCCGTCTTGGTGAGTTTCATGCAAACGAGGAGGTGATGGCATGATTGAAGTAAAGGATCGCATTCCATCCAAGCCCAACAGGGTCAGGATTGTACCGGAAGGCGGCGGCGCTCCCTTCCTTGCCGTATGGGAACGGGCTGATCAGCCCATACAGGAAGGTACGCCTGTTAACAAGTATTTATTTGACAGTATCGATGAATGGAATTTCCCCCTCACAAATCTTGACGATATTGAGATTGACGCCCAGCGTGTGACACTTGGTGTGGGATGGACCACGATTAACTTTACAAGGCCGCTATCCGGCATCCCACGAGTTTTTGTAGCTCCATCGGATGCCTTTATTATTTCTGTTATGAATATAACTGAAACGAGCTGCCTGATTGCCGCCCGCCAGGGCGTGACAGCTAGCGCATATGCCGCAGCAAGCAGCGGCGGAGCAGTTACAACAAAAATAACATACATGACGAGTTTTGACTTTGTGGCGGCTGAGGTGGATGTCGTTGCAGTTTATGATGGAGGTGTTAGCGTATGATTCCGCTTTTACAATCAGATTACTATAAATACAGCCAGATGTTTCGCGGGAATTTTCTAAAAGGAGCTTCTCTGTTCAGATCTCTGCTTGGAAATCTCGAAACCGCAGAACAGCTTATAAATTCTGCACCTGCTATGGCATCGGTTTTTACCGACTTTTCCAAAAGTGAAGCCAATAGGCAGTGCTTTAATGTCCTGGCAGAAAAGCCCTTCTACGAAGAGGCAATGATGACCTACTTGAAAGATATGGCTGCTACCTCACATAATACCAGCGCCGAGCTTCTTGAAGATGCGAATGATGTGGTAGAGATTTTTCGCAATCCCCAGTTTGACCCTTTGTTTCAGGAAAAGCCGGACCTTATAAGGAGAGCGTTAAAAAAGCGAAATATATATGAAACCCTAAGCGAGGATGTAAACAGTGATGTGGTGCTTAAAGCCGGTAAACTAAGTGTTTATTCATCGCTGCTTTCCGGAGTTCCCACAAATATATATACTTCCTTTAATGCCTACTGGGGCACGCTTAACGGTACAGACGCTCCATTCAATGCGGCTGAGAAGTATTACAGTTATACCATGCAGTATGACTGGTCAGTAATATCTGAGGAAACGGCGGAGATTTTCATGCCTGCCACGTTAAGGACACGGGTTGGAACTTCGTCCACCTATTACTACTACCCTTGCGTGTTCAAGTACAGCATCGAATCCAAAGATTGGACGCTCCTTGCTATATTTTCCACAGATACTAAGCAGACTTCCACTGACTCTTACGGAAGGCAGGGTTATGCTATTGCTTATGATTCCAATAAAGATATGCTGTATATTTTCTACAAAACAACTTCATCTACTACGGCAATAACCTGCGACATAGTGAAAGGTTCGACAGGAGAGCCGCTGCAACTGGGAATTCTAACTTCATCCGTAGGAAACTCCAGTTTGCACTTGCCGTTCTTTTGTTGTTTTGATAAGAACAGCGGACTTGCTAAATTCGTCTGGCGTATTGACAATATGCATACTACCGGAGCAAACGGATGGCTTTACGGCTGCTCAATAGGTCAAACGGGACTTGTTTGGGAGGGTAAAGCAGCTCACCCTTATACAGAATGGTCAAGGCCTTATTCTTCTTACTATAGTGAAATGACAGGCGGTAAATATCGCTTTACAAAGGGTGCGATAGTGGGTGTTTACCAAAAGGGCGAAAATAGCTCAAGTTATCCGGCTGTTATGGTGTCAATCCATTCATCGGGGGATAAATTCAAAGCAAACTATCTTGAATTTGCAGCTAAAACGCCGCATAACTCACTTAACAGCCCAGATCAAGCCGTAGTAATGGAAAACGGAATGGCTGTACTCTCGTGGAACAGCATTGCCTGGGGTGCAGACGGTGGAAGCAACCGTGCTGTGGCTATCATTATGGAATTGTCCGAGAACAGTTTAAAACTTCATGACAGCTTGTTCAGAACCACAAGCTATACCTACACCCCTTATTCTTTTATGCCTTTTAACAAGGTGGCTTTAGTAAATAGCCAGTATCCGGAAGCCTGTTCAGTCTTCGGCCTTGACGGTTCAGGTGGAATGATAAAGCGTGATTACGATAAAACTTTTAGTGTGTTCTATTCTCAGCTTGCTCCTGCCAGAGGTTCAAGAAGATACAAACTTTATTCATCGGGCAGCAGCAACTGGACTTTGTATGACTTTGAAACGGAGGTGATCGCATGAAACTAAATGGGATTTTCTGTACTAACTATGCCGCCGGAGAGCGGTTTCGCGCTGTGTTGCATAGCACCACGGCGGATGAGATCAAGAAAATTGATGCTCATAACCTTGCTGTGCAGACCGATACCGGAGAGGTTGTTGAAACATATACGATTTACGGGAAACTGTACTCATACCGCAGCTTTACCGAAAGCGGTGTCTTTGAGGTGGAGTTTGCGCAAATATCTCAGACGGAGATAACCGCGGAGCGTTTGCTCTTGTTTATGGAAGGCTTGAAGGAGGGATATGAAAATGAATGATAAAGATTTTGGACTACTGCTTGGAAAGTCTGTGAAAGCAGCGGGCGACATATCGTCGCTCGTTTTTGTTTTCCTGGCACAAAGCGAGCAGCTTGACGATGTAACAGTCACGGAGCATGCCGATCTTTTCCCGGTCTGGGATGGAAACTGGACTGGAAAAGCCGGAAGCATTGTTCGCGATGAAGGGGCTTTATACCGTTCTATCAATGATGTGGGGACCGGACAAAACTCCAAACCAAGCGAAACAACATCCATGTGGACCAAGATCGGCGACCCTGCCGATGAATGGCCAACGTGGTTTCAGCCTATAGGCGCGCACGATGCTTATGGTGTAGGAGACAAGGTAACGCATAAAGGCAAGCATTGGATATCGGCTGCATCAGGCAATGTATGGGAGCCTGGAGTCTACGGATGGACAGAAGAAGTTTAATAACACGGGGGTGAAGAAATATGAAGGATTTATGGATTTTTATTAAAGTGGGATTTGCAGGACTGGGCGGACTACTCGGCTGGTATTTAGGTGGTCTTGACAGTTTCCTCTACGCACTCATCGCTTTTGTGGTGGTTGACTACATCACCGGTGTACTACGTGCAGTTGTCGAGAAAAAGCTTTCAAGCAGAATCGGAGCACGTGGAATCGCCAAAAAGGTGGTTCTGTTTCTTGTAGTTGGCATCGGACATCTTATCGATACCTATCTTCTCGGAAACTCGGGTGCGCCGCTTCGTACAGCGATTATCTTCTTCTACATTGCTAATGAGGGGATTTCTCTTGTTGAGAATGCCACGGCTATTGGGCTACCTGTGCCTGAAAAGTTAAAAGGTGTGCTGGCACAGCTTCATGGAAAGGACGGCGAAACGAAATGAACCTCCATAAACTCATTTTGACCAACAATGCTTGCTACAAAGCAGGCCGAACTATCACTCCTAAGGGTATCATGGTGCATTCCACCGGAGCAAATAACCCTTACCTTAGGCGATATGTGGGTCCGGATGACGGCTTACTGGGAAAGAACCAGTACAATAACCACTGGAATCAAGACAAGCCGGACGGCCGTCAGGTCTGCGTCCATGGTTTTATCGGTAAGCTGGCTGATGGCTCAATCGCAACGTACCAGACCTTGCCCTGGAATTATCGGGGCTGGCACTGCGGCAGCGGTGCAACAGGCTCCGGCAACGATACACACATTGCCTTTGAAATCTGCGAGGATGGCCTGACCGACATAGCCTATTTCAACGCAGTCTACAAGGAAGCCACAGAACTGTGTGCCTATCTCTGCAAGGAGTATAAACTCGACCCAATGGCAGATGGCGTGATCATTGGGCATTACGAAGGGCATAAGCGCGGTATCGCCAGTAACCATGCCGACCCCGGGCACTGGTTTCCTAAACACGGGAAGTCAATGGATACTTTCCGTGCCGAAGTTAAAAAGTTGCTATCATCAAACGAAGTGCCTACCTCCACCGAACTGAAGAAACTGTACCGAGTTCAAGTCGGTGCATACTCTGTCAAAGCAAATGCTGACGCCATGCTCAAGAAGGTTAAGGCGGCAGGATTTAAGGATGCTTTCATTAAATATTCGTGATAACTATTATCAAGCCCGCGGAGCGTAAAAACTCTGCGGGCTTTTTTTATTTATAGGTGTATAAAACGCTCCACTTTTCTCCGTATAGCGAGGAGGTGGTTTCTCGTGTTCAATGAACAGAAACTTGAGTTAATGCGTTGCCCTATTGGCGAAGGGCTGAAAATCGATGGTGAAGTGAACGCTACTCCGCATGAGCAAATGCAGCGCGAAGTTGATTATGTGAGAGCACAGCAAATACTCACTTCTATGCTTGAGAAAGATTTAATTACCTTGTCGGAATTCAACAAGATAACCGAATTAAATCGCAAAACTTTCTCGCCGCTATTAGCCGAGATTATGCCTTGAAATCGTTGATATAACTTCGTTTCAGAGGTAATATGTCACACTGACTAAGGAGGTGAGAATTTGAAAAAGGTAACGAAAATTGCTCAAAACACAGCCGATTTAACCGAACAGACTAAGTTGCGGGTTGCGGCCTACTGCCGTGTATCTACCGACAGCGATGAACAACTCGAAAGTCTGGATGCTCAAATAAAGCATTATGAATCCTACGTCAATGCAAATCCTGAGTGGGAGTTCGCCGGGCTCTATTATGATGAGGGCATCTCCGGAACAAAAAAGGAAAAGCGGCCTGAATTGCTTCGAATGATTGCAGACTGTGAAGACAGAAAAATAGACCTCATTGTAACGAAGTCTATCAGCAGATTTGCTCGAAATACAACCGATTGTCTTGAACTGGTCAGAAAGCTACTTGACCTTGATGTTTTCATTTATTTTGAGAAAGAAAATATTAACACCGGGTCAATGGAAAACGAACTCATGCTGTCAATCCTGTCTGGACTGGCCGAAAGCGAATCGGTCTCCATCTCCGAGAACAACAAATGGTCGATTAAGCGCAGATTCCAAAATGGTACATATAAAATATCTTATCCGCCTTACGGCTACGACAATGTGGATGGAGAAATGGTTATCAATAAGTCTCAAGCTAAAATTGTCCGCTTCATCTTTGCCGAGATTTTGTCCGGCAAGGGTACCCACAAAATTGCTAATGAGTTGAACAGACGAAAGGTACCGACCAAAAAAGGCGGTCGTTGGACATCAACGACTATACGCGGGATGGTTAGTAATGAAAAGTACACAGGTGATGTCATTTTTCAAAAGACCTATACCGATGACTGCTTTAATCGGCACAATAATAATGGTGAGAAAGAGCAATATCTTGTAAAAAATCATCATGAGCCGATTATCAGCCATGATGATTTTGAAGCGGCACAGTCAATCATAGAACAGCGTGGTAAGGAAAAGGGGTTGGAAAAGCAAAACACAAAGTATCAGAACCGTTATCCCTTTTCAGGCAAAATCATCTGTGGCCAGTGCGGTGGCAAATTTAAACGCAGAAGTCACTCAAGCGGAAGACATCGAATCGCTTGGTGCTGCTCCACTCATATTGCAGACATCAAGAAATGCTCTATGAAATATGTGCCGGAGTCCGATTTCGAATACGCATTTGTCACCATGATGAACAAGCTCATTTTCGGACATGCGGTTGTTCTAAAACCATTGTTAGTCAGTCTGCGTGGGATGAGTTCCGATGATACTTTGGAGAGCATTCAGGCGATTGACAAGAAACTCGAAGAAAATGTGGAACAGCGAAATGTACTGGTTGGGCTAATGACCAAAAAATATCTTGAGCCTGCCGTTTACAATAAGAGCAACAATGAATTGTTGCAAGAGGCAGAACGCCTGCGCCGCCAAAAGGAATCCATAACGCGATTCTTGAATAATGACTTCCAAAACCTAAGTGAAGTCAGCGCTTTGCTGCAGTATGCTGCCAAGGCATCGATGTTGAAGGGCTTTGACGGTGAATTGTTTGCCCGTTTTGTGGAGAGGGTTCTTGTTTATTCACGAACGGAAATTGGATTCGAATTAAAATGCGGCATTACGCTAAAAGAAAGGCTGGTGAGGTAAATGAGTCATACACCATTCGGCTACCGGATTGAAAATGGAAAAGCCGTAATTGATAAAGAGGCTGCAGAGCAGATAAAAACATTGTTCCAATCTTACCTGAGCGGCGATTCCTTGGCGACAGCAGCTAAGAAAGCAGGTATTAAAGCTTTCCATTCCGGTATCGGCAGAATGCTACGAAATACCCGATACATCGGTGATGGGTTTTATCCGCCGATTATTGACAAAGACACTTTTAACACTGCCGAGGCGGAACGAATTATGCGGGCGGAAAGACTCGGCCGTACCAAAAAGTCCAAACAAGAAAAAGAGATCGTCTATCCTACCACCTTTCGCATGAAAGAAGTAACAGAGGAACTCGACGACCCCTTCGGGCAGGCGGAATACGCCTACAATTTAATTGAAATGGAGGTGAACAAGAATGGCAGTCAGTAAAAATGTCACCGTAATTCCGGCAAGGAAGCATGCTCGCAAGAGCAAGGACGAGGAAAAACCGAAACTACGCGTTGCTGCTTACTGCCGTGTTTCCACAGACAGCGAGG